CGCTAAACGGGTCAGGCGAAGAATACGGTCTCCCACCGCCGCCGCCACCCGCAACAATCAGATACTCAATTGAATAGGCGTTAGCTTTACCGTAGAAGTTTGTAGGCATTGTGATGGCGCCGCTAGGCACTCCGGCAAGCGTTCTGACGTTGGCTTGGTTTAGAGATATTGCGCCTGTTGGACTTAACCCAAGCTCGACAGCAATACTCTGTCCGGCAGTTGAGCCAGCTAGACTAATCGGGCCAGATAGATTAAGAGCCATTATTTCACCTCTAAGGCACGGACTCGCTCTGTAAGCTCAATGATTGCTTGAAATGCTAATGTGCCAAGTTTCTCATAGTCCACCGCTAATGAGCCATCGTCACGGCTTCTGACGGCTTCTGGGAACACGGCTTGAACGTCTTGAGCAATTACACCAAAATCGTTTTTTTGCACAAAGTAACCATCTTCGCCACCCTTAGATTCAAGGTACGCATCTGTCCAGTCAAACGTCTTTGTTCCAATAGCTTGCACTTTCTCCAGCGCATTGGCGACGGGGGCTATGTTTTCCTTAAACTTGCGGTCAGACGAGTAAAAGGCTGTGACGTTGTTGGTGGCACGAATCTCGCCTGTAGTGCCGCTTGGTGCTGTACCAACGCCTAAAGATGTTATTTGTGTGGTTGTTAATGAAGCTGTGCCGCCAGTTAAAGCGCCGGAGTAACTAACACTTGTAAATGTACCCGCAGCAGCAGCCGTGCCACCAATCGCTGGAGGAGAGGCAAACAGAGCAGTAAACCCCGCGCCAGAGACAGTGCTAGAGGCAGACAGTGTAGTAAACGCACCGGGGCCAGTGCCTGTGTTTGTATTGACGCCAAGTACGACGTTTGCACCGTCACAGTAGACAAGTGCTTGGGTGCCGGTTGTGCAGTTATAAGCAGAGCCAGATGTCGTCTTAATGCCTACGGTCTGCGATGTGTTATTTCGGACAATGTAAGTCTTTGGCACATTCGGTATCACGACGTTTCTAGTTACAGCGTTCGAGCCATTGACCACAAGCACTGCACTTCGCGCTTGGTCTTCTGTGCCGTTAAACGATGTGAGGGTGACGTCAGCAGCGGTAACATCGACCGTTGTGATTCCAGTAATGGCTTGCTCAACCAAGTCGCCAAGGTTGTTGTTTGTGGTCTGTCCCCAGATTCCGTCTTGCTCGCCGTCACCGATGAGTTCAATTCTAAGCGCGGGGGAATAGGTACTTGGCATAATATATCCTTGTTTAAACGTCCAGCGTTTGCGGTATTTTAGTTGACTTTTTGTGATACAGAGACGGTTATTTCACCTGCTCCGCCATATCTTGGGCCGGGTGCATCTGTTGCAATAAATGGGGTCTGTGCGAATGATGCAGTATTGTTGGCAGCGACTTCCACCCCGGGAAAGCCTTTTCTGCCCTGATCGTAGTATAAAACCGTAGCGTCCCCAAAGGTTAACTTATTGCCTGAACCGTCCACTCTGATGCCGTTTGCACCGCTAAACATGGTTTTAAGCGAAGAAAATCCAAGGTTGGAACTTGTACCTGCAACAAGCAATCCGATTGCATTGTCCGAACCGTCTACGCCCTGATGGGTAACATTAGCAAACTGACCTGACACACCGTTTGTTACAGAGGAGTCGATCCAAATGCCGTTGATTCCTGCGTCAAAATCAGCGTTTGCTAAGTGCATTTTAGACGTTGCACCGTAGATGTTTTGGTAAAAATGCAGTCCTGATTGAGCAAAAATACTAAAGATGTTGGTCAGCATTGGGTTATCGCACCGCCCAAGACTGATAGCTTTTAAGTTAGCCAACATATACTTTTGTACGTCAGGATGGTCTTTCCAAAATACCCACGCATGGACATTGCTGATGCGGCATACGTCATAAGCCTCATTGATCTGGACGCCAATCTTAAACGGCTGCATGTTCAGGTTGTTGATGTTAATCCTGCCACCACCGCTAAACTGACCAATCCCCCGTGTAGGGTTCAGTAGGGTTAGACCTGTCAGATTAACGTCTGTGATGCCGTTTATGTAGATGTCAAAGTCGTAGTCGTATGCTTGCCAACCGGGTGCAGGTTCTGGTTGCGTTCGGTATGTTCCGATGTCAACAAAATGCACACCGTTGTAATAACCGTTCGTGTTTGTGATGTTAAAGCCTACGCCGGGGTGGTCAATGTGAAACCAAGTCCCGTCCATGGTCGATACGGAAGCAGGCGCACCAACGATGGTGACAGGTTTTGTGATGTTAATCGGCGCAGTCAATCTGTAGGTGTCGGGGAAATAAACTACACCGCCCGCATCCACGGATTGTTGAACGTATGCGGTATCGTCGCTCATGAGAAGTACGCCGTAATTGAGATTTGACCCGCCGCACCAGCCGCTCCCCCAGCGGCGTTTACACCTGTTCCAGCAGCACCAGCAGTTCCGCCTGCTCCTACAGCATAAGAATAAGTTGCGGATGGTGATGTAATTAAAAGCTTTAAATATCCACCACCGCCGCCTCCGTTGCCTGCGTAATTTGTTCCTGCCGCATTTCCACTTGACCCACCACCGCCGCCTGCTCCGCTATTTGGGCTTGGACTGTAACCAGCAGAAACGTATGCTCCTCCGGGGCCACCAGCCGAGAAAAAAGAACTTCCCCCTGCGCCAGCCATAGTTGTCACGCTTGTGCCGCCCGTGGTTGTTAAGTCACCTATGCCACCAATACCGCCACGAATATTTAATATTGCAGTTGCACCAGAAACGGTGTTTTCTCCGCCATTGCCACCGCTGTTAAATGGTATAGGGCCGCCGACACCTGCACCAGCCGTGTTTGAGCCAAAAGTTGTTGCCGTGCCACTACCACCAGCACCCCAACTTGCTTGTCCTCCGCCACTACCACCCCCACCGCCGCCAGCCATCTCAACAATAAGATACTGTGCGTTTGCAGGTACGGTATAAGTGCCTGAACCTGACGTATAAACCGTAATTTCTGGAACTTTATTGCTAATTTGCGTAGAAGTGTCGGGGTATGTAATACCAAGCGTTCCGTCAACAATCGTTGTCATTGCGCCTCTCCTTCTGGGATTTGCTCATCGGCTGCGTATACCTTACCGCCTTCTGCTTGGTATTTAAGAAAGGCTTGGTAGTCTGTGTTAGCCTCGTCCATTGGAATAAAGGCGTTGTCGGATAGGCGTTTGATGCATGAGGGTACGCCTGTAATTGTGTCGTTGATTATTTGATACATGATTTATAGCTCCGCACTAAGCGTGTACGTCACATATGCTGAACAATTTGCATTAGTACGTAGTCCGCTACCACTAAACTGAAGCCCAACGCCATAATACGTTGGCCCGGTGCGTACAGTTGGAGCAACAGCGTGATGCCCATCCATGCCACCACTAACAATAACAATGGTGGGCGTAGTTCGCATTTGATAACCCCACGACAATCCTCCGGTATTAATCGAGGTATAAGCACTGTCATAACCCGCAGTAAAGTAGGAAACTCCATTTGCGCCTACATAATACCTTTGGCACAACTCCAACTCTTGCCCGTAACTCCTAAACTCAAACGGTGTAGCGGTCGAGCCTTTTTCTAGTTGGACTCCGGTGATGTAGAAGGTTGCTCCGTTTGTGCCGACTACGGATACCCCACCAGTAACACCACGATAACCAGCACCAGCCCATGCGCCAGCCGTATTGTTGTATCCCGATCCTGAACCAAGATTGAAATACACCTCTATACCTGTACCGTTTGTTTTTAACCAAGTGCCTGTAGTGTCACCAGCAATCGTTACTGAAATATTAGTCCAAGTGTTTGCTGACGCAATCGAATAAGAAAAAATATACGAACGGTCTGATGCGGAATTTAGAATCGAACCTGAGAATGTTCCTGTCAAACTCGAATACACCTTAAAAGACAAAGTTACTGTCTGTGCATTAGCAGTTCCCCATCCTAGATCAGCGACATTAAAGCCCTCAATTTTTTGACTGACGCCCAGATACTCTCCAGCGCCAACAGAATAAGCAGATAAAGATGTACATCCTAAATAATTTGTAAACCCCGCAGGTGGTGTTACAGAGCCTGCGTTTTGACCAATTTTAAATTTTCCGCTTACTAATTGACCAACCACCCAGCGGTCTAAATAATAAGTAGCGTTTACTGCTGGATTAATTTCAGCACCAGCATTCCTTTGGTCAATCGTCATGCCACCGTTGATGATTCTGTTTACAAACCCAGTCTTAGGTGATGTGTTCTGCGTAGAAGCATCGGGGAATGTGATGTTAGTCCCACCGTAGGAAATGCTCATTCTGATGCTCCTTGTTCATCTGCGGGCAAGGGTGTGTTGCCTTCTGCAAGCCATGCTAGGTAGGCTTGGTAGTCTGTGTTGGCTTCGTCCATTGGGATAAAAGCGTTGTCGGATAGGCGCTGAACGATAACAATTTCACCAGTAATTAAGTTTTTTATTAGTTTATACATTTATAACTCCGCATTTGCGAACCAAATTGGCACAGCAAATAAAGTCCCTGCACCAGTAAAATTGCATGTTGTTGTCCATGAAACACCGTTTATATGAGCCGTGTTTGTAGCGTATGCGCCATTAAATCCACTTGCTCCCACGTTTGTATATGTCACAGTAGGCGCAGCTCTTTTAGCCGTATTAAACGAAGAATATTTGTAAAACGGCTGTCCACTAGTGCCATATCCAACATTCAAAATGTCATAAGGGCAGGTCTCATAATACCGCTGACAAAGCGCAAACTCATCACCAATACTTCTAAACTCAAACGGAGTAGCAGTCGAGCCTTTTTCTAGCTGGACGCCGGTGATGTAGAAGGTAGCATTTAATGTGTTAATAATTGAAGTGCTGCCAGTTGCTCCAATTAACCCAGAGCCTTGCCAAACATTTGCTGCTCCAAGAAAACTCGAACCGCTGCCAATATTCCAGTACAAACGAATTCCAATACCGTTGGTTGTAAGCCATGTTCCAGAAGTATCACCGGGGATTATTAGAGACTTGAACTCCCATGTGTTTGCAACATTTATAGTGTACGTTGCGGCATAACCTCTATTAAAAGCCCCATTTGCCACACCAACGGAAAAAGTTCCTGTTACGCTGCTTTTTGCCCAAAAAGACAAAGTAGCTGTTTGTGCATTGGCTGATCCCCAGCCAAAATCGGCAATATTGTTGCCCTCAATAATATGCCTTGCAAGATAGGCAGCTTGCCCGCTTGATCCGGCAGTGGCGGTTAATATCGTCCCCTTCATAGAATACACAAAGCCCGCAGGCGCATCGGAAACTTGTTGTATTTGTAAAGATCCATTGGGACTCATATCCGTCAGGTAGCGATCTAAATTGTATGAATTAGAATTTGTGTACGTAACCGCCGCACCAGCGTTCCTCTGATCTATAACCATCGCACCGTTGATGATGCGGTTACGGAAGCCAATAAATGGCGAGTAGGCAAGGTCTGGTGTAGAAATAACAGCATTACCCGTCGTGGCAGGAATTGTCACAACTACATCACTAGCGGTATCTTGTTCAGCAAGCGTGACGCTACCGTTGCTTGGGGTTTTAAGAATAATACTCATAGAATTACCCACCTTGAACCGGGATCAACAGTTACAGCTACACCGGAGTCTACAGTTATTGGGCCAACACTCGAAGCGCTGTAGCCTGTTGGGATTGTGTAATTTGCGCTCACAGTCATGTTGTTGACAATCAAGCCATTAGATGAAGCAAAGATTGGTGCGTATGCTGTGCCTGTAGATTCGTCTTGATATACCGCACGTTCGGCAGGGTAGACCACAAACACATCTTTACTGCCAGCCACGAAGTTAACCAGCGAACCTCCGCTTGACGAATCCAAGACCACCGCACGAGAAAGTGTAGTGCCAGACGATGTGTACGTACCGATGCCAACTTCCCATACGCCTGTGACTGTGTCTGTAATGGTGTAATACGTTGTGTTGCCGTCACCAATAACTGAGAAAGACTGAAACCCCGAGGCAGCAGCGCCAAGCGTAATGGTTCCCGTACCAGTCGTTGTGGTACTCGATTTAACTCGGTCGCGGACAACAAGTGCCATGTTTTTTTCCTTTAAGGTGCGTTGTCGATCAGGTTCCAATCGGGATCGTCGGTGTTGTCAATAACACCCCAGCCAGAATCACCGCTTGTGTTAATGCTGCCCCACGCAACGTTCTGGTTAGTCCCGATGGATTGCCAAGCCGAACCGCCACCACTGCCTATATTTTGCCATGCAACACTTTGGCTGTCATTGATAAGTTCCCACAAGAACCGCGCCAGCACACTATCCGACGCAATCCCAAGTTCTTGAATCAAGGCTCCAAACTGCACAATAACCTGCGTAGAAGCCGATCCACTAGCTAACTCAGCAACCGCTGCATCAAACTCCGTATTACTACGTACAGAATCAGAGCCTGCGGCATTTTCTTGCAAGTTTACAAATAGCAACACACCAGCAGATACGCTTTCTGCGGCTACCACAGCCTCACCAATTGTAGCGTTAAACGTACTGGGAGCAACTGTAACTGAGTCAGCAGCCGCGCTTGTTTCAAGGATAGATACTACAAATCTTGCCAACGCCGATACAGAATCCGCTGCAACACTAGACTCGCTAATGACCCCACCAAACTCAACAATCGCTGATGTTAAGTCTGAAATACTACCAATTTCTTGCACTGCAACAGAAAAACTCTGGGCAGCCGATACCGTATCACTGCCAGTCGCAGACTCAGAAATCGTATTGTTAGTGGTAAAGTTTGCGACAACCGTATCAGAGCCTGTTGCAGACTCAGCGATACTAGCCAGAAGCGTGGCTAAGGATGATACAGAATCCGAGGCAGTTGAAGTCTCGCTGATAGACGAAACAAACGAAGCAAGAGCGGATACGGAGTCAGAGGCGGTGGCGCTTTCTTGAATGAATACAAAAAAGCTATTGCCGCTTAATGCGGCAAATGGGGCGGAAGCAAAAGGTGATCCGGCAAACACACCGTTTAAACCTCTGTCAATTCAGATTCAGCAAACCAACGAGACTGTACCTGACCATTGGCGTCAATCCACTCAATCATGTAGAAGAAGTTGCCATCCTCATCCATGCGAAGCTTTCTGACCGGGCCTTGTGGCACAACGGCGTTGACCTTAATAACCTGATCTTTAATGAATTTAGTAGCCATTTCTATTCCTTACGCAGCGTCAAGGGAGAAGGAATACGTGACATTCAAGACGTCACCCGACACTACCGCACGATCACCGGGAGACTGGAAGTCTGACTCAGAGAATAAAATTCCTGATGTACCTGTTGCCACGCTACACAAAAAGGCACCAGCAACCGTACCACCTGCGCCCGTGATGTTGAACTGCACAGCAGTACCGTTTGTAATGACTGAAGGATCAGCTAGTGTTGCTGCACCAAATGTAATCGCACCACGGTTACCAGAATAGTCCGTAAACTCAGTCCAGCCAGCGTGTGAGGCAAGCGTGTCGCCCGCTGCAAATACTGTACCAGAGCCGGGGCCTGTAATCAGTCCTAAGTACCATGTGGCTGTGTAGGTTGAGCCTGAGAAGTACTTGTCGTTCATGTCCTTTAGACCTTGGTTAACCACAAGGTTAGGGCTTGAAGCTTCCCATTTCAACTGACCATCAGCACCAATACACTGAACGGTATAGACACCACCGCCACGAGCGCATTCAGAGGCACCGGTATTCTGATCTACCGAAGCACCAACAACTTCTCCGGCTTTTGCTTTAACTTGTAACATTTAAAACTCCTTAATTAATGCGAATAATTGCCGAAGTATTGGTTGCTGCGGGAAACTGTACGGTAAATGTTGAGGTCGATGTACGATCAGCACCAAAATCCAGTACACACACCGCACCGTTATCACCGGCTTTATAAATTAACGCACCACGAGCTGTAAAGGCAGCGCTCCATGAGACGTTTGCAAACGAAGCATAAGACGTACCATCTAAAGCCGCAACAGAAGGCGTCAGTAATTCTCCACCCGCTGTGTAACCAGATGCTACAACCTCACCAGTCGTTGTGTAGGCAGTCGTGTTTTGGTCAAGAGTCGCCGCATTGGTGTACAACGCAATGTAAAACGTACCGGATGTAAAGTCGAAGTCAGCATTGAGCAGCCCCGTCTTAAACACATTGCATGTGAAATTGCCTGTAAACGCCATTTATTTCACCGGATAACGGGCTTGCCCGTTCCTATATGCGTCGCCCCTTTCCTTACCGTCTCCGAGCTGCTTGAGCAAGATCATACCCTCTTGGTATTTCTGCTCGTAATTAGCAACCACATCAGGCTCTTGACGCTGGAAAATACAAGCCTCGCGCATTGCGCCATACAACAATACTGTGTCAAAGTTATCGCCCAACCAAGTCGTACCCGCAGTCACAATAGACTCTGGGTAGAAGAAGTAGTGCAGCTCCACTGGGTATGTCGCATCAGGCATCGGGCCAAGAATCAACGAGATTTCGTTTGTCAACGCAGGAGGGTTGTCCGCAGTCGTAGTCGGCCCAAAAATAGCGTAGTACTTAGGCAGACCAACATCGCTTGCGGATGGATACGCTTGACGGATAAAGTTCACGTCCTTGTTTAGCAAGTACTCGTAGTCACCGTTGGCTTTAACGACTGCCACTGAATATGCTGACAAGAAGTCAGGCGGTGTAGACAAGTACTTATTGCTAGGCGTTGTTGACCCAGTAACGTTCTTACGCAGGTACGCGAGCTGAACAGAGTTATAGATACGCTGCTCTGCATTCCTAACAAAGACAGGAATATTATCGACGAACAGTGGTTCATCGCTTTCCGAATAAGCCTGAATAGCAGCGGAGAGTTCAGCGTAGTTCATCTTTAACCCATTGGCCCACGAGCCATTGTGCCCTTCGTCGCACAGCCATTGCCACGAGTCTTAATGCCGGTAGTCTTGACATTCTCACGGGCTGGGTCTCCAGTACTGACACGCATAGCGGGGCCGCAGCAAGTAAAGTCTTTTGCAGCCATAGTGTTGGGGTCTTGCTTCTTAGTGGGTTTCATGTCAGCCTCGCTTTTGTGCTGCAACCTTAGCCAAGCCACGACCCATTGCCTTCATGTCGGCGTTAGTCTTGCCGCCTTTCGATGTCGGTGTGCCTTTGCCTTTTAGAGCGGCAACGGTTGGGCCACTGTTACCAAGGTTCTTACCCTCGGTCTTGCCTTTCTTTGCTACGCCATCTGCGCCACGTTTGTACATGCTGTACTCCTCAAGTAACGGCGACCGTAACGGTGCCAAGGGTAATGCTTAATTGTAAGTCATTCGGTGTTATTCCACCATCTCTTGAACCACCAACCGGTGCCCAGCCCCACTGAAAGATTCGGCTACCACCAGAAGGATCGCCTTCTACATCCAAACCTGCCACAACATACGAGCTATCAGGGCGAGGATTACGTACAGCTTGTGGGTCGTTTACTGGGTAGAGACCTAGCGATAGCTGCGGCTGATCTGGTTCCCAGCACTCAGGGCAAACCAAGATATTTACGTTTTTGGTCTTAATAATCAGGTTGCGTAATTGCTTGAGCTTGTACCGAAAGTTGCATCGGTCGCATTGGGCAATCGCAAACTTACCAGAAGCGAACTTAGAGGGCATGACTCACCTCAATAAGGCAGCGTTCTAGGAACAAGGCGAATCGGGGCTTTCTCGCGATCCTCGTCGGCAGCAAGTTGGAACTGCTGTTCATATTCGGACTTCAAAAACATAATACGATCAGGTGCCATCTCAGGAAGCTTTGCTGCCAAGTAAAACGCCAAGCCAGCCACCATACAGGTCAAGAAACGGAACGGGATATCTTGTGTAGACACACCAGTACCGGAGTCCTGAATGCGTCTTAAACGCCAGTACACGAAAGTGTATTGATCGCCCGGTGCGTTTGGCGTAGGCCAGACCACAATCTTGGGGTTATTCACACCAGTCACGGGGTAGTCTGCGCCTGACTGACGGTTAATCCATACCTGAATAGGTCGCGCCTGTGCGTTCTTGTTAGGAATAGTTGAGTATGTAGACTCTGAGATACGACTGATGTTGATGTCAGTCTGGTTCTGCCCCGTGCCTGTACGGATCACGGTATCCAATAGATCAATTGTATCTACGGGTAAGTTGTATGTAGACTGCCCTGTGACCATTGGGATCGAGCCTTGCTCAATCGTCCAGAGATTTATGCCACGGTTTGCCCACTCAATAGTCAGCAGGTTTAAACTGCGACGAGCTGTACGCAGGTCATAGCCGGTACGCATCTCACGCCCGCATCTCTCGAAGGCTTCTTCGCAGAGTTCGCTCAAATCTAAATTAAAACTGCTTAAACCAGATGTTGTCATAGCTTTTCTCGCTTTTTAGCCAACGCAGCTTTAATAGCGGCTCCACGTTTCAATCGCTCCTCAACAGTTTGCACTCTACCACGTGACGCTGCATGAGCTTTTGCTAATAATTCTGGAGATACCCCACGCTTTTTAGCACTAGCCCTAATATTTTCTTTATGCTGTTCTGTAAAAACAATACCACGCATTGCTTCAGATTGTTTTTTCTTTTGTTCCTCGGACAATGGCTTGCCGGTCTTTGCTATAGCGCGAGCCTGATGACATGCCGCTGAGACCCCACGTTTTTTAGCGGCTTCTGACAATCTCTTTCGAGTTTCCGGTGTAGGGTTGGATGTCCCTTCCCCACCATCAGTGAAGTTAGTAAGCTGTACGTCCTGTCTGCGTAAGCACTTTATAATTCCACGCTCAAGATCATAAGCAATATTATCAGTAGAACATTCCAACATGCCAACTAAAATATTTGCTTTACCATATTTATTAACAGTCGCTTGATGATGTGGGTTACGTTCCCCCAAATATTTAGCGCGACGCAATGCACCCTTACCGACGTAGAACGGAGTCCCGTCAGGTTTGCAGTGGATGTATGCGTACGAGGTCATTTAATTTTCCTGAAAGGCTTC